AAGGGTAAGGATAGTGTGAACTATGGTATTCAGATCCTACAACAAAAACATATTTTAGTTACAAGACAATCCAAGAACCTACTTGATGAGTTCAGTAAGTATATGTGGAAGAAGAATAGGGATGGGGGATATGAGAAAACCCCTATTGATGCCTACAATCACGGTATAGATGCGTTAAGATATGTGGCAATGATGAAACTTGGAGCAAGAAAAGAAGGGGCGAATAGACCAATAATGAAGTTTTTATAGACAATAAAAACGATAGATAGATAAATATATTTAATAGAAAAAGTATGATTGAAATAAATGTTGAGTTAGATGATAGAACTGATACTTACAATTTCCCTACTGAATGGTCTGAAGTAACCATAGAACAATTTGGACGACTTTACACCATTAACAAGGAAATCCATAGTGGGATGTTTTACACGTTTGAGGTATTACACCAACTCACAGGAATTGATAGGGAAATTATAGAACAAATTGATTATGAAAGTTTTTCAGAGATTGTTGAAAAACTGAAGTTCATTTATGAACCATTACCGGTAAGGGACAACCTATCTATTGTGGTAGATGGGGAAGAGTATTTTTTATACACAGAGTTTAACAAATACACAGCGGGTGAAATCATATCTATTGAAACCATACTTCAATCGGCAAATAAAGAAATCTATAAAGTGATGGCTGAACTACTATGTATCTTTTTAAGAAAGAAAAAAGAGAATGGTAAATTAGAAAAGTATAAAACATCATTTATGGAAAGAAGGGATAAGTTTAGAAACATTAAAATTGATGAGATCAACCACTTATTCACTTTTTTTTTAACTGGAAGCGATTCATCAGCCAACAATACGAGGGTCTCTTCCGAAGCCAACTAACTAAAGCCCCACAGGAAAACGATAGGTTTTCCAAACGAATTGGGGATAAGAAAAAGATGGATGAAAGATATGTATGGTTGGACTTTGTTTATAGATTGATGAAGGAACTAAACAAGACAGATGAGGATGTGTATAGAATGAATTACATATCTTGTTTGAATTGGTTGGGATACTTTAAGAATAAAGAAGAAATAAAAGATAAAAATAGCCTATAATGCCAATTACAAGTATTATATCATTAAATCAAATAATTGATTGGTTCCAAAACTTCCAAGAAAATCACTATTTCCTAAAGGATTTTGGTTTTGGTGAGCCGTATGATATTGGAACATCAAGACAAATGACTTTCCCATATATGTGGGTTACGATGAATGAGGACTCCAATATTGCCACAGGATCAAATGTTAAGTCAGCAATCCCCGATATATCTTTTTCCGTTATGTTTATGGATAAGATTAACAATCAAGAGAACTACTTGGATACAAATGGTTTTCCATCAGACAACTCACAAGAGATCTTAAGTGATACTCTACAATGTCTTCAAGATTTAATCACAGAAATACAACAGAATTGGGGTCAGTATGGGGTTTTAATATCCCAAGACGTATCGTTCTACCCTGCTGTTGATGAAACACAAGATAAGGCAACAGGTGTGGTAGGTAGATTTGTTTTAAGAACAAGACAGGTGAATTGTGTAATCCCTGAAGCACCATCAACAATAGTAGTTCAACCAAACCAAGCAACATTTGCCACACTTCTTACTTGTGAAACATTAGTTGATTGTCCTATCTTTAGAACATACGCTTACACAGGTGGAACTTATAATTCAGGAACAACTGTATTAACTTTAACTTCATTGAATGGTAATCAAATATCTGTATCAGGTATTACAGGTGGTGGTGGAGGATCAGGAACTTCAGGATCTAGTGGTAGTTCAGGAACTTCAGGAACGAGTGGTGGTAATGGAACTTCAGGAACTAGCGGTGGTAATGGAACTTCAGGAACTAGCGGTGGTAATGGAACAAGTGGTACTAGTGGTAGTTCAGGCGCTAATGGTACTAACGGATCATCAGGAACAAGTGGTGGTAGTGGAACAAGTGGTACTAGCGGTGGTAATGGTACATCAGGAACAAGTGGCGCTAATGGAACTTCAGGAACATCAGGAAGTAGTGGTGCTAACGGATCATCAGGGACTTCAGGTAGTAGTGGTGAATCAGGAACATCAGGTAGTAGTGGTGCTAATGGAACATCAGGGTCAAGCGGGACTAGTGGTGAATCGGGAACTAGTGGAACATCAGGAACTTCAGGTAGTAGTGGTAGTAGTGGCACATCAGGTAGTAATGGGACTAATGGTAGTAGTGGAACTTCAGGTAGTAATGGAGCATCTAATTCACTTTTTAATTATAGAGCAAAAACAAATATAATAAGTGGAGATCCTACTACAGAATATATTATTTGGAACAATGCGACTCAATCATCAGCAACATCAATTAGTATTAGTGATACAGACCAAAATGGTAATAACATAGATATATTTTTATCAAATCTTGTATCAGGAACAACTATAACAATTCAAGACCAATCAGATCATACCAATTATCAAACTTGGTTAATTGGAACTCCTGTTGATAATTCAACGTATTGGACTTTACCTGTTACTTTAGTTACTTCAACTTATTCATTTCCAAATAATCACCAAGTATTATTTATCATTACAACAACCCCATCTGGTACTAGCGGAACTTCAGGTAGTAGTGGTAGTTCAGGTACAAGTGGTGAATCAGGAACTAGCGGGACTTCAGGAGAATCAGGGACAAGTGGTGCGAATGGAACAAGTGGAAGTTCAGGTACTAGCGGAGAATCAGGGACTTCAGGAAGTAGTGGAACATCAGGTACATCGGGTGCTAATGGTACTTCTGGAACTTCAGGTTCATCAGGAAATAGTGGTGCTGCTGGTACATCAGGAACATCGGGAACAAGTCCTGTAAACCCAATTCTTTTAGATGGAGCATCCCCAACAACAATAACATATGTTTGGTCTGGTTCATTGGCTCAATACAACGCATTAACACCAAACGCTAATACCCTTTATTTCATCGTATAATGGCAAACGGAATTGAAATAGGTACATCTGCAATATCCGCCCTAAAATTAGGGTCATCAAATGTTAGTGCCGTATATCAAGGGACAAACTTAATATACCCTATTGGTTGTACCTCACCTTTGATTTCACTATCAAGTTTATCTGCTTATTATAAATTGAATGGTAATTTGAATGCCTCAACAGTTGGACCCAGTCCTCTTCAAGCACCAAATGGTGTGACTTATACTACAGGTAAGTTTGGTGATGCTAACGGAGCGGCTGTATTCAATGGAACAACTACTTACTTGGCATCTTCAGGACTTGATAGTGCTTATGGTGGATCAGGTGGTAATATAAGTGTAATGTTATGGGTTTATCAAAACTTATCTATTCAAACATCTGATGTGGCTAATTATGCAACTGCTAGTACTGGTTGGAATATTAGATTAGTAAATGATGGTATAGGGACTAATTTAGAGGTAAGGATTGCTTCAACAACTTTAACTGTAACATATAGTATTCCACAAAATACTTGGACTCATATTGGTTTCACTTATGATAATACCGCAGGTGGATTTAAGGTATACATAAATGGTAGTTTAAGAACTAGTGGTGGTAGTGCAGGTATGAATACTAATGGAGCAACATTTAACTTTAGGCTTGGTAGAAGATTTAATAATGTAAATCCAGGTCTTTGGTTACCAGGAAGAATAGATGATGTTAATATTTGGCAAAGACCACTTACAGCAGGTGAAGTAGCCGTATTAGCAACAGATTGTCCTTTAACATAAAATAATATAAATTAAAACAATATGGCAGTAAAAGTAATTAGAGATGGAGAAGTCGTTTATTCAGACAAAAAACCATCAACAGAACAAGTTTTAGAACAACAAGCAAAGATCATTCAAGATTTACAAAATCAAATTAAGGATCTACAAAAACAAAAACAGAATAACAAATAATGGCAGATAAAATAATTGATAAGAAATTGGCTAACGAGTTCGGTAAGGACTATGTTAAGATAATGGTTGCTATGTTGAGGGGTAATAAACCTTATCCAAAAGTAGCATCAGGATCATTAGTTAATTCAATCAATTATAGATTACAAGACACAGCCAATGGTATCAATGTAATCCTATTGGCAAACGATTATCTAAAATATGTAGATCAAGGTAGAAAGCCAGGAACATACCCACCAATCCAAGCAATACAAAGATGGGTAGCCATCAAAGGATTACCTAAAGAGGCGGCATGGGCTATTAGAACAAATATCTTCAAGTTTGGGATCAAACCAACAAGAGTTATAGATAAGACAAAAAGAGCAATTGAATTATCAAGGAACGTTAATAGGATTTACGAACAAAGAATGGTTGATAACATTGTGAAGATAATGGAAAAGAATTGGGTTGCCAGTGCTGATTTCCAAAGATTAAATCAAAATCAATAACCCTGTAAAAACACTTAATCTATCCCTATATTTTATATAAAAACGAAATGGGATATTCAGCAATTACACTTCCTAATGAATATATGGCAGCCTATTCTGCTGTACCTTTGAAGTTATTTGATACACAATACGATCAAGTCCAACAATATAAGTACATTGTAAACGCAGTTTATGATACAGAATCAGTATCGTCAGCAACTACAGCAACATATAACGGACAGGTTTATACCTTATTGGTAACATCAACACCACATACATATAGTGTTGGGGATACAATCTTGTTAGATGATACAATCAATAACAACTTACAAACGGGATACTACAACATTTTATCCATACCAGCAGCAGATCAGATCGTAATTGATCTTTTCCCTACGGTTCTATTCCAAAACTTCCCAATCAGAGTTTCTTTATTTTACAAATGGAAACTTACACCTGACTTGGATGGGTATGGTAAATTGGATATGAGTAATGTGATGAAGGATTTGGTTAGTCAAAACCTAACAGGTCAAACAACAGGATATGGTCCTGTCTTTGATGGTACTAATACCAAGAAGTGTTTTGGTTTGTTATGTGGATACGAATCACAATATGTGTTTGAGTTTGAAGACAACATCTTTACAACAGGTGGAACTGTAGGATTTCAAAACTCAACAATAACTTCATTATCAGGCACACCATTTCAAGTGGGGCAAGTAATCCAAATACAACAGAACCCTGTTGCTTGGTTATACACAGGGATTACATATACAACAGCCCCAACATATACATCAAATCAACAACATTCCTTTTTACAAGGACAACAAATACAAGTTCAAGGTCAAACTACATTACAATCCTATAATGGATTTACAAGTGTTCTAACAGTTCCATCATCAACCTCACTAACAGCACCACAACAATTTGTTGGAAACTCTACTGTGCCAGGTTATATCTATGGAACACCAAGACCAACATATAATACAACAACAACAATCACAGGGATTTATATTGATCCTACTTATGGTATTGTAATTCAAACAAATATTGCTTGGGCTGGTTCATCAGTACCGATTACAGGTCAAATTACTTACCCTGGCAATCAATTAACACAGGTTCTTAATGACTACACTAACTACGATGCGTTCTGTGTCTATAACGCTCACGTTGATAGAGCAGATTATACGGTAGATTACTTTGATAAGTATGTAATTCAAGTTGGAACATTTAGTGATTATAACATTTCTACCATATTGGGTCAGGATAATTGTTATAGAATCCAACCAAATACAATAGGTTTCTTACTAACACACTCATATAATGATACATACGCTGATGGATTGTCTTATACATTCTATAATAATGGAACTACATTGGGTGTAATTAGAATACCTAAACCATCAGGTTCAACAGATTGGTATTCACCAATGGGATTATTACAGATTAGTCAATCAAACTATACAAATATAGGTGGGGTATTCAGTGGATATTCAGGTAATGTAACAAATTACTCCGTATATGCTTACGATGCAACCTCACCATCAACACAAGTACAAAGAACAAATGCTATTTGTTTTGAATTGAATACAGATTGTTCTATGTATGAGGTTTACCAACTAATGTGGAAAGATAAGAATGGTTCATTTATTACCTATCCGTTTATCTATATGTCCCGTGAGTTTATTGAAAGTGATAAGAAGACATATTATCAACAAGAAGGAAATTGGGAAAACAATACATTTGGTTATGAT